ATTGAAAAAATCCGAGGGCGTTTTTTGGAACGAAGCCAAGAAGCTGAATAGTTACGCGAGTCCGCGATTGTTCGGGCGTCTGCTTTGCGATACCGGCGTGGCCTGCTCGACTAGCTCACCGACGTCGCATCGTACCGAACGGATCGAAGGCGCCGCCCTTGTCGTACCGCCCCGGCGGCGGTCGATGCAGCGGGACATGTGCCGCCGCCGTAGCGGGCGGCGCTGCGCGCGCGTCGCGCTTGCGTGGGCCGTCTTCCCAAGCGGTGTGCGGCGCCTGCCAGCACACGAGCGCCGTTGCGTCTGCCCGGTCCGGAGAGCGGCCGAGCAGCTTGCGAATCTGTGTCTTAGGCGTGAGCACGCTTCGGCCCTTCGTGTTCGGCATGAACTCCATCACGTCAAGCTCCTCCTCGAGGGCCGCGTCCTCGGGCAAGCCGCCACCGTCCCGGAGGTAGTCGGCGAGGTTGCCGTACAGCTCGTCGCGATGCTTGTTGTAGATGGCGCCCTGTCGCTTCGGGTTGTCCGACTCACGGATGAACCACAGCGTAAAGCGCGCCGGGTGCGCGAAGCGGTAGGTCTCGAAGACGTCGCCGACGAGCTTGCCTGCAACGCCGAGGCGGTCGATGTTCAGGACGGGTTGCTCGCCGGGCAAGGCATGTCGCTCGAGCAGATCTAAGAATCGATCTAGCAGCTCGTGCTCATCGAGTCCTTGGCAGACGTCGAGCTCGAGGATGCGCTTGCCCCGTCGAACAGCGAACACGCTGTCGTCGTTCCGGCCGTCTCGCGCTCCGGAGAGCGCTGGGTCGAGCGAGATGTGGAGCAACCCCTTCGGCTCGATGCGATGGTTCGCGGCGGTAGCTCGAGCAAACACGTCCGACCCGAACGGGCGCAGCTGATGGGCCGCCGCGAACTCGCCCTTGATGTGCACGGCGACATGCGCCGAGTCCTCGCCGTGCTCTTCGATCTCCGCGTCGACCCACTCCCGTGTGGCGAGCCCCGCGATTACAACGTGCCCGGCGATGTAGTTCGGCGATTCGGTGCTCGCGATGTGGATTGCATGCCAGCTCACGAGCTTGAAGGTCCGCGCGAAGTAGCCGCTCGTCTTTGTCGGGTTGCCACAGAGCACGATGGCACCGCCGCCGGCGAGCATGCCCGTCAGCGCGCCGAACACGGCATCCTCGACGCCGCTGCACTCATCGCCGATGATCAGACACTCCGGCGAGCCGAAGCCCAATAGCCCTTCGAGCTTGCGAGCCGTCTTGCCGAAGATGCGCCGGCCATAACGAGCGTCCGACCCCTTGAGCCCAGACTGTGAGGTGAGTCCGGCCACACCGTCGATGATTGCGCTGTGTGGACACGGCCGTGCTTGGTTCGGATCGGCGGCGGCACAGTCCGCGCACAGTCCGCTGTTGGCATGCAGCCGGCGAACCTCAGACCACAAGACGCCGTCGAGCTGCGCCTTGGTCGCGCTCGTGAGCAGCACGTCGCCACGCTCGAAGCTGCAGAACTTCCAAAGCGCGAGGACCGCGAGGCTGTTCGACTTGCTCACGCGCCGCCCAGCGCGACACGTCACACGGTTATGCGTGAGCGGCGCTTCGACGAGCTCGGCCTGTCGTGACCAGCAGCGAATGCCGAGCACGTCCCGCGCAAAGCCCACGGGGTCGTGACGCCACTTCGGCGACGGCCACGTGATGGTGTTGGCCTTCTGGCGCTCGAGCGCGATCGCGGCGGCGAGGTCTGCGGCGAAGGTACGGAGCTCGGAAGTGAGTTTGCGGAGTCTGCCCACTCAGACCTCAAGCTCGACGAGGGCTTCGGTCACGAGCCGGGCGCACCGGTCGCAGCCGCCGACGATGTAAGCGAGGCGCTCGCGCACAGCGCGCCACTCTTTGTGCTGCGCGACGATACGGTCCTGCGTGAGCAAGTCGCGCATCTCGCACTCATGCCGAAAGCGCAGCGCCATCAGTTCACGAGCAGCAAGCTTCTCCCGTGTCGTGGGCGTGATCTCGGGCGCGGTGGCGGCCGCCCGGATCTCTCGAAGCAAGCGGTGCACGGCCTCGAGGTTTGAGATCGATGCTGGGTCCGCATCGGCTGCAGGGGCGGAGGGCAGGGCCGCCTCGAGCACGTCGGGCTCTTCATCACCGGCGGCCGAGCTCGGCGGCGGCGGCGTGCCGGGTGGCTTATCCCAGGCGTCCGCCGGAATCCCATACGCACGCGCTATGCGTTCACGCATGGAGCGATGCGGCGTCTTGGTTCCTTGTCGCCATTCGTGAGCGCTGGCCTTGGTTGTGTCCAGTCGCGTGGCTAGATCGAGCAGACGATGAGGTAGAGCCCGAAGCAGTCTCACACCCTCATTGGCTGCCGGTTCATCGTAGATGGCCTTTCGACTCATAGAAATATCTCGAAAATAAACGCCTGCGTTGTCAGCGAAATATACATAGCAGACAACGCGAACTAAATGCTAATCGCTCAGCTAACAATCGTGGCGAGCGTAATCGACACAGTTCGAAGCTGGTTTCGCAGCAAGCCGCTCTATGACCTGGGGCAGCAGTTCCGGACGGGCGCGCGCGATCTGAACGATCCGCAGGTGCGTCGCACGCGCATGCTGATGGGCGGCGGTCTGTACCGTTCGAACGTCTCGCCGACTACGCCGTACTTGAATGACCTCGATGCGGCCGTCGAAGCGGCTGACATAGGTCAGCTTCGAGCGGCGGCGCAGCTCTTACAGGCCTGCGATCAACATCCGGTGGTTCAGGGTTTGATGGCCACGCGCACGGCGGGTCTCACACGCTTGCCAGTGAAGTGGGCGGGTGACCCCGAGGCGATCGCGATCCTGAAGCAGGGGGTCATTGCAGGTGTTGGGTCCTCCGATGATCCTAACTCGCTCTATGACTACCTCGTGTCCCCGCTCGAGAGGTCGCGCTTCTCCGAGGATGCGATCAAGCTCGGTGTGGCGGTCGGCGAGGTGATGCCTACGACGTCGGGTCTGCCGATGTTTCGTCAGCTTGACCCGGCAGGTCTGCAGTATCGGGTCGACACGAATACCTGGATCTACAACTCGGTCGCTGGGCCAGTGAATATCGATCCGGGCGTGTGGCCGGATGATAGAGAGTCGGCGTTCGTGTTGTACACCGCCGGCCGCACTACGCCGTGGCGCCGCGGGATCTGGAAGGCCCTGCTGCAGGCGTACATCGTCTCCCTGCACGCGCTCATGTACCGCTCGGCGTGGGAGTCGCGGCTCGCGAATCCTGCCTTGTTCATCACCACGCCGCTTGGTTGGGATGGCGGGATGGACGATGAGTTCCTGACGCAGATTCAGGGCTGGGGCCTGAACTCGACCTTCCTCGCCAAGTCGGGTGCAGAGGTCGACCTCTTGCAAAGCAACGGCATCGGCTACGAGAGTTTCACCAAGACGATCGCGCAGCAAACCGAACAGATCATCTATCTCATCTCTGGCAACACGGTCGTCGCGGATGGCGGGTCGGGATTTCAGAACGCGAGTCTCTACCGAGCGATTCGCGGTGACCTGATTCAGGCCGACGCGAACGGTCTATCGCAGGTCGAGAACTTTCAGATCCTGCCGCTCATCCTCGAAGCGATGGGCTTCGGCGATCGCTCGGTGACGCGCGAGTATGTGACGACGCCGCCGGCCGAGCTGAACAACGAAGCGCAGACGCTGGTGCAGGTCGCGTCGGCGATCACGGGCCTGACGCAGGCCTTCGCGGCCGCGGGCGCGACGCAACAGCTCGACATCGCCGCGCTGTGCACGAAGTACAACATCCCGGTCCGTGGCGATGGTGACGGCGACGGTGAGATTGACCAAGCCGTTGACGACGCGCCGCAGAGCGCGGGCCTGCGCGCAGTCGACGAGCAGGAGTCAGCGGCATGAGCGACACGATGCGATTTTCGCGACCTGGGCCACTCGCCATCCGACCCTCGGCAATGTTCGAGCTCTTTGTCTCGAGCGTCATGCCGCGCATTAACACCGAGATGGCCGGCGGTGCCGTTCAGATCGTCAACGTGACCGGGCCTCTCGTTCAAGAGCCCGACCCTTGTTTCGACGACTACGGGGCCGTTCGCGAGCGTGTGTGCATGGCGCTCGAGTCCACTGCGCGCGCCATAGTGCTTCGCATCAACTCACCGGGCGGTGATCTCTACGGAGCGCTCGACACCGCGCAGGCGATCCGTGCCGACGCGGCTCGAGCAGGCAAGCCGCTGGTCGCATTCATCGACGGCGACGGGTGTTCAGCCGCGTATGGGCTTGCGTGTGCCGCCGATCAAATCGTGCTGGGCTCGAGCTCGGTCGTTGGAAGCATCGGCGTCATCAAGGGGCGCGAGGACGCGACCGCCGCGTTGTCTGCACAAGGCGTGAGCATGACGTTCATCGCCTCCGGCTCGATGAAGGCGTACGGACGCCCCGAGCTCGAGATGACAGAGCGCGAGCTCGTCGACACGCAGAACCTCGTGAACCAGCTTGCGACCCCGTTCATCGCGTTCGTCGCCGAACGGCGCGCGCTGCCGATGGCCGTGGTCGCTGGCTATGAGGGCGGGCTGTTCACTGGGCCCGCTGCGCTGCAAGCGCGACTTGCCGATCGGCTCATGAGTTTGGACGCGCTTGTTGCGTCGGTTGCAACGCCAACACGAGAAGGAACTCCCATGAATATGAAAGAAATCGTCGCGGCGTTGCAAGCTGCGGCAGACGGCGACGATGCCAAAGAGCAAGCGGCCGCCGTCAAGATGCTGGCGGCGATGACCGCCGAAGAAGAGCCGGACGGCGATGAAGAAAAGCCCAAGGGCGAAGGCGACGATGAAGAGCCCGAAGCCGAAGGCGATGAGTCGGACGATGGCGAGGAAGACAAGAAGAAGACGCCGCCTCCGGGTGCGACGTCGGCCGCCGGTACCGTATCCGCTTCGACGGCGAGCAGCCTAGCGACGAAGCTTGATGAGGCGACGCGCCGGATCGACGAACTCGAGCGTCAACATGAGCGCGGCGCCATCGACGCACTCTTGAAGGGCCAGCCGAAGGCTTTGCGCAGCGCCCTGCGCGACAAGCCACTCGCCGACGTCAAAGCCATCGTTGCAGCACTTCCGAAGCCCGGCCGCCTGCCGGTCGTCACGACACTGAGCACACCGCAGGGCACGCCGGCGAAGCCGACCGCAAGCGAGAAAGCCAAGGCGGCTGAAAGCCACCTCGACCAGCGCATCCTCGACAAGATCAACCGGCAGACGCGGCACGGCACGGTGAAGAAGACCGCTGCGCGGAACATCGGCGGCGTCCTCTACTTCGACGTGCCCGAGGACTACGACCCGGCGAAGTACGGGCTCACCGGGGAACCTACACACTGACAGTGAGCGTCGTGCAACTGCACGGAGGAAAGCACAACGAACATGTCCATTTTTGATCTTCCAAACCCAACGGTCACAAAGACGATCCGGGTGCCGCTCACAGCGGCCACCACGGTCGCGCAAGGTGATTTGCTTTGCGGCAACCCGGCGACCGGGATGGCTGTCGCAGCCGCGAGCGCCGACGATACGATGATTGCGATTGGCTTCGCTGCGCGCGCGTACGTCGGAGACGGTGTCACGCCGGTCGAAATCGAGCTGTTCCAGCCGACATATCTGTGCACATTCAAGAACGACGCGGGCAGTGTCGCGTTTGCGTTCACGCCTTGCTACGCCAAGGATGCTCAGTCGGTCACGGCCACTGAGGGAACGCCGCAGGTTGGGCTCGCAACTTGGCGCTCGTCCACGCTGGTCACGGTCGCCGTTCGACCGGCCTTCTCCTTCGTCGCGCCGCCGGCGCCGTAGTCAATCAAAGGCAAGGGCTAAGGGCTAACAGATCATGTTCGTCTCACCTCAAATCGTCTCAACCGTTCGCGATCGCATCCTGAACATCGCGACCGACGTGCTCAATCAAAACCGTGCGGAGCTCTGGTGGCGCAAGGTCGCGCAGGAAGAGTTCGGGCAGAGCGAGACCGAGATTTATACCTTCGCTCTCGCAGCCGCGAAGCTGCAGGACATGGGCGTAAAGGGTCAAGGCGTAGCCTTCGACTCAAGGGCCTACCTGCAGAACAGCGTGACGCACCACTACTTCCGCGAGGGCTTTGCGCTCACGGATGGCGAGCTGACCGACCTCGACTCGAATCGCATTCAGGCCGTGGCAGACTGGACACGCGACATCACTGCGGACGGCCTCTACAATCCGCAGCGATTGCTGGCACAAGCGATCTTGCTGTCGACCACGACGGCCTACGACGCTGTTGCCTACTTCCACACGACCCACTTCACGAACGGCCGCAACAACGTCAACGGCACGTTCGGGAACCTCTGGGTCGGTGCGGACTACGACATCTCGAGCACCGTCACGCTCGACCTTGCGGTGAAAAACCTCGCGACCGCTCGGCAAAAGATCAAGGTATTGAAAGACCCGTCGGGCAAGCCGCGCAACCTGCGCGTGAAGGCGGTCCTCGCGCCTGCACCGCTGTATCCACGCCTCGTGCAGGTGTTGCAAGCACAGTATGCTCCGGGCGCGGCTGCGAGTGGTGGCGGCACGCAGGATATCTCGATGCTGTCGAGCGCACTCGGTTTTGGTGAGCCGATCGAAGCTGTAGAGCTCGGTGCGGATTTCAGCGGTACCACGGATGCCGGGCAAGCGTTCACCGGCAACGACTCGGCCTACTACATGGTGTGTGAGTACGCCGGGCCACATGCGCCGTTCGTACTGTCGAACCGTGAGCCCTTCCGGCTGTTCGAGAACAGCATGGGCAACGACGCCGAGCTCGCACGCATCAACCAGTGGGAGTGGGTGTACAGCGGCCGCCAGGCCATGATGCCGCTGCATCCGTACCTGATTCACAAGTTCGCGCCTGCTTGATCGCAGTTGACGAAGGGCACGGCGGCCATGCCTCAATACATGACAGTGTCTGAGTTCCGAGAGCGGACGCGCATACCCGGAGACTTCGTTGACGAAGTCGAAGCGCGTTCGCCTGGGTTCATTGACGCGAACCTCTCCGATCACAGTGCGTACGTGGATGCGCTGCTCGGCAAGCGTTACGTCGTGCCTTTCGCCCCACCATATCCGATTGCTGTGAGGCGCTGGCTCACGGCGTTGACGTCGCTCGACGTATGGCTTCGTCGCGGTATTGCGGCGACGGATCAGGAGATAGAGATCTTCCGGGCGCAATACGACACTGCGATCAGCGAACTCAAGGAGGCCGCCAACAGTCGCGACGGTCTGTTTGAACTACCACTTCGGGAGAACACAGACGCCACCGGGATCTCGAAGCAGTACCCGAAGACCTATACCGAAAACAGCCCCTTTGTCTGGAAGCGCGTGCAGGTTCAAGCCGGGCGCCAACAGGACATCCACGGTCGTGGGTGGCGTCGGTGACGCTTGAGAGTTAGCCGTGTCTGAAATAACCACCATCATCGGCAAGATCGAATCGCTACCAGATGAGCTCCTACACGAGCACATCGGCGAGCTCGCGACGGCCGTGCGCGTCGAGCTGAACCGCACGCTCGCTGCAGGCGAGCAGCCCGACGGCACACCGTGGGCGCCGCGCAAGCGGGGAACACGGCCGGTGTTGGTGCACGCGCGTGACGCGGTGATCGTGCGCGGGATCGGCAAGCAGATCTTCGTTCAGGTGCACGGTGTGCACGCACGGCACCACCTCGGCTGGGTCAAAGGCGGCACGACCCGACCCATGATCCCAACGAAGGGCGAGAAGCTTCCGCCGAACATCCTCGACGCGATGCGCCGGGTGATTGAGTCGGCGTTCGACAAGGCCATGGGTGCTGCACCATGACCACCCAGCTCGCCTTGGTGTGGCTCTACGAGCAGGTGAGCGCGCACTTACTGGCGGACGGCACGCCCGTGACCAATCAGTTCGGTTGGCGCATCCCCGCGCAGCACGCCTACGGCAACCGGATCGCGTGGGTGCCCGGGGATCCAAACGGGGCCATCGGCACCATGGGGCCGCCCCGGAACCCGGGCGGTGACCCGCGGTCGCTCGGGACGCTGAACGAGCTCTTCACCGTGACGATCAACGGGCAGGATCCCAGCGATCCGGAGAACGAGCTCAAGCAGTACAGCATCGTCCGGTACCTGCGTGACGCGTGGTATCGAGCGGTCTATCACGTGGCGCACGGCGTGTTCGACGTGCGGTACGAAGAGTGGATCACGACGCGCACGGAACGCCGCCACGGCGCCGCGCTGCGCGTGGTGACGGAGCTTCAAGCGGCCGTGCTTGATGTGCCGTATCCCGAGCACGGCACCGGGCTCGCGCCACCGGACACCAAGGCCGTGATCGATGTGATTGAGCTAGACGTGACTGAGCAAGTGATCGCTGCACCCGGGGACACACCCTAAAGGATCTAACACCATGACGTTACCGCAAGTAACCATCACTGAGATTGATGGCGCGCTAGGCGTGTTACCTCCGTCCGCGGGGCGGCTGATTGCGTACACCGGGCCATGCGAGAAAGGCCCCATCGCGACACCGGCCACGTTTGCGCGGGTGACCGATCTAACGGCGAACTTTGGCCAAGGCCCGCTCGTCGAGGCCGCTGCGCACTACATCAACAGCACTGGCAACCCTGTGGTGATCTCGCGTGCCGACACGGTCACCGATGGGACCGTGGGAGCGGTGACGACCACCGGCGTCGGCACCCCGGGCACGGCCGTGGTCACGGTGGACAGCACCGCCAATAAGCCGTTTGACGCTTACGAGTACGTCATCAAGGTGGTCGCCGGCGGCACCGTGGGCACAGCTGGCATCACCTATCAGCTCTCTTACGACGGGGGATACACCTACACGCCCGTCGCGCAGCTCGGGACCCTCACCGCGATCGTGACGCCCACGGGTGTCACGTTCAACATCGCCGCCGGCACGATGGTGGCCGGCGACCTGCACAAGGCCACGGCCGTCGCGCCGCAAGCGGATTCCACCACGATCGGTCCGGCCATCGATGCGCTGGGTGTCACCGCGATCCAATGGGAACAACTCGCAGTCGTCGGGGACATTCTCGGTACGTTGTTCGATGCGGTCGAAACGAAGGTCGTGGGCCTTGCGGCCGCCGGCAAATACCGATCGTGGATCGGTGGCACACGGATGCCGAACGCCGGGGAATCCGAGGCTACCTATATGGCCGCGATGAGCGGCGCGTTTGCGAGCAAGTCGACCACGCACGGTTCCATGTGTGCCGGCGCGTGCCGGTTGATCAGCGGCGTGAGCGGACGCAACTACCGCCGGCCGATCATGTTCTCGGTGGCGGCCGTGCAGGGCGACGTCACGGAGGAAATCGACACGGCCGACGTGAACCTCGGATCGCTGCCGGGGTGCAGCATCCGGGACCTGAACGGGAACGTGCTCGAGCACGATGAGGCCGTGAACCCTGGGCTCGACGATGCGCGCTTCGTTACGTTGCGCACCTGGGACGGATACCCGGGGGTGTACATCACGCGCCCGCGGATCATGTCCACGGACGGTTCGGACTTCCAAATCATCCCCAACCGGCGCGTGCTGAATCTCGCGGCGCTCGTGCTGCGTTCGTACTTCGTTCGCCGGCTGAACCGGCCGATCCGTGTGGACCCGACCACCGGGTTCATCCTCGAAGCGGACGCGCTCGAAATCGAGGGCGGGGCCACGCAGACCATGCGCGATGCGCTCTTGGCAAAGCCCAAGGCGAGCGGGGTGCAGTTCATCCTGTCCCGTACGGACAACCTGCTTTCTACAAAGACACTGACGGGCACCGCGCGCGTGATCCCGCTGGCGTACCCGGAGTTCATCAACATCCAACTCGGCTTCTTCAACCCGGCACTTTTCACCACGGCCGTGGCCGCGTGACCGCGTGAGCGCGCGGGAAATGGAGACCTAGATCATGCCCGATCCGATTCGCGTCAACGGTGTACAGCTCTCGTGGGGCTCCATCCGCCTCACGGTGGCCGGTGACACATACACAGGCTTCACCGCCATCAGCTTCGCGGACAAGCGCGAGCGCGTGAAGGCCTACGGCATGGGCCGGCACCACGCTCCGCGCGGCCGGTCATCCGGCAAGTACAGCACTGAGTCCGTCAAGCTCACCGGCTGGAAGGGCTCGATCACCCTCTTGCGCCAAACCTTGGCCTCGCTCGCGCCGGACCAAGTGAGTTACGGCAGC